TGTTGCTGATATGGGGAGATTAATGTAAGTCTGGCTATTAACGATTCCCCACTGTGTAATTACCCCGCCAAACAGGGCACCCCAGCACACATATCCGTTTTGTCCCAGCGAGTACTTAACCCCCATCGCGTCAAACACCTTTTTAATCAGCAGTGCGAGCAGGCTGTCCGACGACAATACATTGACGAGGCTGCTCAGTCCCGTGCTGGCTAGTGTGTTGACGATGCCCGCGTTCCAGTCTGTAATGCATGCAGATTCCGTCTCTGGGTGCATGACTTTAAATGCGTTATCGTTTTTTTTGAATACGTGCAGAATAGATTTAATGATATCCATAACAGTTTCCTCCTTTATTCTTTAGGTTCAATCCATACCGCGCATGCTTGTGTCGGCTGGGTATCGCTCATCACGACATCCTGAATATCAACAGGCTCCATTGTGCCGGAGCCCTTTTCTTCTACAAGCATGCCAGACAAATGGGTAACGGCATTATAAACGCCGTCGCTTGTGACCGGATTCGTGCTGCCCGATTGGGGCACCGTGTCAAATGTCAGTTTATTTTGCTTCGCCGACAATGCAGATTCTACGTCCGTCTTTTTTGCAAAGGTGCTGCTCATTTTAGCCAAAAATGTTCTTAACTGATTTAGCTGTACAAGACTCACGTGCTCGCCCCCTCATACTCATGTAAAAAGCGCGAGGATATCGGCGTCAGTTGCCATCGGATAGTCAGATTTCTTCATGTACGTATTAGCGACATCCGACGACTTTGCATACGCGGATAAGTCCACGATGCCCGCCAAATTATCCCAGCTATTGCCATTCCAGGACACATTATCCCCGGCGTTGATGCTGTGTGATGCATCCGCCGCAGTGATGTTGTACGTATCCCCGACTTGCACACCGTTAACCGGCAGGTCCGCATACGTATCTACGCTGCCTCGATACCGGAATACTGTCGTAATATCTGATTTCTTGGCGTATGTCGCTTCCGCGTTGCCCGCCGTTACATACCCAGCATCGTTTTGGAAGGCAGATAATTTAGTCGGAATCGTGGGGATTGTAACAGATACAGCCGCAGATCCGTCATATGTCCCCGTTGCCGCGCCTGTAAATGTAATGGCTGCCGGATTCTTTAGCGTGGCCGGTGTGCCACTTAAATCGCTATACTTACCGGATTTTGCAACCGCGGCGAGGTCAGCTGTTTTAGCATACGGAGTTAAATCTGTGCCACTTGCGCTAAGTGTTCCATCCGTTGCCATCGCCAGGCCAGCACCAACTTTTACGCCCCCAAGTGCAGTTGCCGAGGCCTTAGGTAATGTGTAATTGTTAGCGCCTGTCTGAATCCCCGCCAGCTTATTTTTCTCATCGGTAGAGTAGTCGTTCGTCGATAGACCTTTGCCAGATTCTTTTGATACAAATAATTTTTTAATCTGTGTTAAAAAGAAGTCTAAATTGCTTACACGGCAAATTTTATCAATAGTTGTTGCCATCTCTATCATCTCCAACTCTAAACAAATTCAAAATATCTTGATTCGTAGCATATTCAATTTCTACAGTTCGCTCAGGAATGATTCTTCCTGTTAGATTCACGCGGGATTTTAAATTCCCCACCAGATTTGATTTTGCTTTAATAACGCCAGTAAGTCTTTCCATTAGAAAGTCACTTCCTCACAAATTATAAAAGGGGTCGGGGTAATTACAGTTGCGACAAATCCATCCGGACGGCTTAGCTGTACATCATAGTAATACGTGCCGTAAGGAAGGCCTGATGTCTCTGCCGGTTTAATTGTGATCGTCTTATCAACTACAGCTTTTTGCAGTATTACGGCCGTGTCGCTTGTGCTTCTTTTGACAGTAAATAGAATTTGGTCATCATCAGTAATCTCATACTTAGCCCTGGTATCATCAACTATATCCAGGGTAAAGCTCGCAGTGTCCCCGCGTGTCAAATAAATTTCATTGTTCTTGACCCTCAGCATGATACCACCTACTCTAAAAGCTCGACCCAAATGCCATTATCAGCCATAGATGACGGTTTCCCCGATGTATCAGAAACACACAAGCGGTTTAAGTGCGCCGTTTCATCCGTGTTGTGCGCTACAGTCAGGAACCCGTTAGGATTAATTGTAGCCGATACGTTACCCGTATTGCTCATTGTAAACTGTAGCTGAAATTCCTGTTGTACGACCGTGCTTCCGCCTTCGGCTGGCATATAATCTGGATTGTCGTCCGTCATCGCCACATACATGATTTCACCGACATCCGGATCCGTCGCAAATAGTCCCAGCTCTGATATCTTGAACCCCGTTTTAACCCCACTGTTACTGATAGTCAGCTCTAGCGTTACGGTATTCCCGCTTTGCGTAATTTTATTGATTCCCAGTGTCATCTGTTCATTGATTAATGCTGTTGCACTGTTCAACGACCCGGTCCGCGTACCGGACCCGATAGCAACACGAGTAAACGTGAGTGTAGTCAGGCCGGCATTGATTTTGGCTTGCAATGTCGCCCCGACATCGGTCATGGTGATTTTATTCCAATTTGCCATGAATGACATCCCTCCTGAATGTGCCGACAGCACCGGCAAAATAAATATCTTTCTGTGCTATCAGCATTTGTTTTAAATCAAATGTAATGCATGTCTGGCGAACAATACTCATATTCGCGCCGAACTTAGCTTCTCCTGTGCATCGCCTGATGAATTGCACATAATCCAGCCATGATCGCGTGTTTTTATACGCATTGATCAACCTTACCATTTTATTGATTAGTGTTGCTCCATCTAATGGAGCCGTTATCAGCGTTACTCGGAAGTGATAGGGCTGACCGTCGTATTCAGGCCATTCCTGCACCACAGCTGACTGATACACCGTAGCTACGGCCCGCTGTACAGCATATTTTGTGCCCTTGAATTTATGTAGTAAAAACGATTCTTTGACCTGCTGCCTTTTTACAGACAAGTCTGAATTGTCATCGTATTCGTCGACATGCATCTGCTCCGCCAGATGGTCAATGAGCGCTTCCGGCAGGTCATCAATGGCCGGGTAAATCAGTAGTAAATCAGGATTGATGTCGGACAGCGCCATATCGACGACGCGGGCCAAATCCGGTACGGGGTCTTTGCTGATGGATTCCGGCAAATGTTCTGCGATTTTGTAATCCGCATCTATCACTCGTCTTCACTCCCTCCTAAGACGACGGATACCGTTTTATCCTGGGCAACTTGTACGCCTGTCAGCACGGTATAGGTCGGCGCCGTGACGATGACGCGTTTTACGCCGGCGACAGCCATAACATCGGCAATCAGTCGCGACGGGTTGATGTCCCGGCCAATTTTAGATTTCTGCCACAGCCGATAGTTATTTACGGCTGTCGTTACGGCGTCTTTGACAGTAGATTCCGCCGTGCCGACGTCGGTATAATAGGTCAGGGTAATGTCATAGGATACCGCATCTGGTGCGACGACCGATACGTTATCGGTCAGTGGACGTACTTTATCCGCAGATACTACCGTTTTTACCGCGTCCAGTAATTCCTGCTCCGGCAGTGTCCCGCCTGTCATGAGCGGCCGTATTTCAACGGCACCGGCGCTGGGACTGGTTACGGCAACGTCGATGATGCCGCTGTTAGCCGACTTCGTCCAATACTCGTAAGCCCCTGTTGGCCCGGCCGTGGAAAAGCGTTCCGGCGCTTCGTGGATGCGTTCTCGATAGTCGTCATCTGACTCTTCGTCGGCGCCGCCTGCGCTGGTCGTCGTATTGACGATGGAAGCCACATAAGCCACTGGATCAACTATGGATTTTATTTCGCCCGGGAGAAACCCATTCCCGACTGTGCCGACAGTTTGGCATGTTGCTTTTACCGTCGTTGTCATGTTCCCGGCCAGGACGGCCGCATCGTCGTTGGTTGCGAAATAAATACCGCTGTCCGTCGCTACACGCGTTCCGGATTTTACGATAGTTTCCTGTTCGCGTTTAGCTGCCAACGTAATCAGCAGCGTTGTCGTTGCGGCCGATGCCGGTATGCGCGTCGTGTCAGAAAAAGCGCCGAGGTTGTCCAGGTTTCCGCCGGACGCATATTTCAGCAGATTCTGTTTGCCGATGTAATTTTGATTATTTACAAGCCGGACAATCAATTCGGATACGACCAGCAAGAACAGTCGTACCGGGTCGCCCTGGGCTAAGGTTCGGCCGGTTATGCTGGTATAGTCGTTAAAGACGGCGGCTTTGATTTTCTCCGCATCGCCGTCTACGAATTCGATATCCGGCAAATCAACTAGTTTCATTAATCTTCACCGTCACTTTCGGGATGAGTCGTCCGTTTATGTCGTCGGTAAATGTGATCTCCGTTATGCTTACCCGTGGCTCATAGCGCTTGATTTGAGCAAATATTTCACTCGACAAGATGGCTTCTGCTTGTAGCATGGGTTTATCTACTGCATCCCCGGAAATGCCAAATTCCCTGTCCAGGGGAACGGAGAATTTCACAGTACCTAAGATAATCCGGACGTTCTGTAATATTTCTTCTATTTCTGTTTCCGGTGCCAAATCAATTGTTTCCGTGTTTGGCGTTACGACATATTCCATGGGGCCTCCTATCTAAATACGGTTAATATACCATTGGCAATGCTGCCGTAGAGGTTCAGTTTCGACTTTTCTTCCTGGTAGTTACTGTCATCGTATTCGACAAGCTTTACGTTGACTTTGGCCCAAATCAGCGCCCCGACAGAACTAAAAAAAGTGTCCGAAACGGACATGGAGTCTAAGCGCCAATAGTTCTGGCTGACTGGCCGCATCCCGATGATTAACGGGAATACCGTGCCGTTTTCGCACATTTCTTTCATGGTGGCCAGGTCTTTTTTTATCGCAATGTTATGCGATGATGTGAGTATCAAGTCAAAGGTAATAGTACGCAGTTTCGGCCCGATAAACTCACTGACCGGCTTGTGATAAATGATGTCATGGTCCTGCCAGCGGCTACCGGCTTCGGTCTGTACATTAGCCGGTGTCCTTAAATAGTGAGACGATACGATGAATGGCAGACTGCCCATATATCCGATATACATAGTGCCTCCTATTCTGGCGTGCTCGTTTTACTGCCGCCCGGCGTGACGCCGCCGTGTACATGCGACACGAGTGATATGCCGTTGACTACCACATCCCCACCTGCAGCGTTAATCTGCAAAGCCCCGCCAACATTTATTTTCAGATTTCCTGGCGTGTCGATGACCCGTGTATTGGCATCGGCTCCGCCAGGTGGCGCGTCAGTGCTGCTGAAGAAGGTCCCCAACACGAATCCGTCGCCTACGCCGGCACCCGAAAAGTTCGGCATCTGTATGCAGAGCACTTGGTCCCCGACAGCCGGCATCCAGAAATCTTTCGATTCCGATGAGCCGCGTTGAAGGACGAACAAATCGTTCGTTACCTTGTTTCCTTTATCTTCACGGCACACGCGCACGGTTCCGTCTTTCGGAGTCAGTGCACATACGGTTCCGTAAAATATTAGGTTTTCCAGCAGCTTTTTGATGTTAGTATCCATCGAGGCACCTCCTCATTTCCAGACTGAGTACATACCCATTGCCCAGGCTGTGCGTTGCCTTTGTGACGATATATTTCCCATCAAAGGCGCCGAAGTTCATGAAACCGATGACAATGCCGGCCATGAAGTGGAAGTCTCCGTACAGGCTAAAGGATGCCGTGATTTCATCCCGGTTCTGCTCTCGCAATTTTTTCCTGGCCAACTTATTTGCGGCGTCCACTGTGTCGCATTGTTCATTTACTTCCAGCGTCATCCCCGTTTGCTTATCCGGGGCTTCAAAATAGCCCTCGATGACTTCTTTGTTCTTGCCCTGCTTGTATTTAACGTGGCAGGCCCGATAAATATCCCGGGTCTTGGCTTTCATTGAGTAGGAAATGAAATCTGTGAAGTTCAGCGGATTTTCGGGTGATACGTCATCATCGCTCGTCTGCTCTGAAAACGAGGCTGTCCCTGGCCGCCAGAATACAATCAACGGCTCCTGGTTTTCCAACTGGTATTCATCGATGATGATAATGGTCTTGGTCGATATTTTCAGATCCAGGCCGGCATCATCACATAGCTTTTTTAAAAATTCAAGGTCTGATGCGTCTGACTGCTCGACATGCTCATACGATGGATTGTTCTGGGCCCCCGGCTCATAGTCCAGTGACATGCCATTTCTCCAGGCGATGTCATTGGCGATTTCATAGAGGCTGATATTATCCCAGGATTGATTCTGCTTAATGCCTCGCAATGACGTATCGGCAATGGCGTTGACAGCTTTGATTTGTACCGTCGTCGGCATCCCGTTGATTTCGATTTCATCGACCTCAAATTCTCCGACCGGCAGTTCCTTGATGCCCTCGTTGACTCCACTTTTGTTCAACGTATAAAGGGTAATGTCCAATTTGGACCCCGGTTCCGGATACCATGTGTCCTGCCACAGCTGCGCCCTGTCTTCCAAGGTAACTGTCATATCATCGACCTGTCCAGACAGGTTGTCCGTCACTTCAATGGATAGCAGATACTTCATCATATCTTCGGATATGTCTTTGCTCTCTGTTTCGCCTGCCGGCGTATACAGTATTTGAGCATAAGCCCGGCGTCCGAGGAATGTCCCCGGCGTCAGTTCTTTTTTCCATTCATTTAATTTGGCTTTAATTGTTTCTAAAGACATAGCATCACCGCTTCCATGGTGGCAAAATCTTGGATGACTGGATTACATTGATGTCTGGGATGTTCAATGTAATCCCTGCTGGAAAAATAGCCGTGTTCCGGTACGTTTCATTCGCTTCCAGCAATTCATTCATATAGAGCTCATTGCCGAAAATTTTATACGCAATGGCATCCCACATGTCCCCCTGGACTGTCGTGTACTTATTCATAGCTCAACCGCCTCCGTCCTGCGGATACTCTATCCAGCATTTTAGGCAGTTCCCGCTGGAATTGACGCGCCTGTTCCTCCAAGGCTTGACGAACGACATCAGCGACGTCATCGCCGCCCTGGACGTTGATAGTCGGCCGGAAATCCAGTGTGATGCTGCTGTTGCTGTACGACGGGGCTTTGGCTGTTCCTGCACTCATCCGCTGTGGCGTTTTGGGCATGACCCCTAACGCGGCTCCTGCCTGCTGCCACAATGAGATTGCTCGTGCCGACCCGTCTAAAGGGATAGCTGCTTCTGCCGAGTCTTCCGCGAATGTTGTCAGGAAGGCCCCACGCTGATAAATGCCACCTCTGGCGTTTTCGCTTACGTCATCACCGCTGCTGGTTGCTTCACTGATTGTACGGATTATGTTTTGTGCAATATTGATAGCCGTATCAATCGGATGGGATAAGGCATTAACCAGGCTATTCCACTTGTCCATAGCCCAGTCTACGGCATTCCCAATGGCATCCATGACACTGCTGGCAAAACTTTGTACTGCCGCTACCGCACTGTCCCAGGCAGAGGATATATAATCTACCAGTGCAGAAATAATACCTTCTATGACACTGGCGGCGGCTGATACAAAACTGGAAATAGCATCCCACACGGCCGATGCGATAGCCAGACAACCATTCCATACCCCGGTGAAGAAGGCACCAAAGGCGGATATGATGTCCATGATGACCGATACGGCCATCGTTGCTACGGTCATGATGCCACTCCAGACGGCTGTGGCAATCGCTACCAGGCCATTCCATACCCCGGTGAAGAAAGCGGCCAGGGCTGAAAACAGGCTCATACCAAAAGATACGATGTTGTTCCAAATCGCAATGACGGCGGCCCGGAACTGTTCGTTTGTATTCCAGAAATAAATAATGGCAGCGACCACGGCGATGATGACGGCCACGATGGCGATAATAGGATTGGCCATGAGAGCCATTGCCAACGCTCTGGCTCCTGTTGCCGCAGCACGAAAGGCTGCCCCTAATCCATTCAATCCGGCATGGAAAAGTTTGGATGCCGTCGCGGCCCCACGCAATACAGTTTCCCCATTCTTGTTTACTATGAAGAACAAGTTAGCCGTCTCTTTGAGCATATTGAAACCGGCTCTGATGGCTAAAATAGATCTAGCAGCCAATAAGACGCCGGCAAAGCTGGCAGCCAAGGCAACCATAGTTTGTATCAATACTTGATGTTCTTTGGCCCAATTGGCAAAGGCAACGACGACAGGAACGATATTCTGTAAGATGCTGTTAATAGCTGGTAATAATGCGGAGCCGATTTCAATGGCCACGGCTGTAATACTGTTTCTGAATAGCGATAATTGATTCGCAGTTGTTCCGCATCTCGCTGCATATTCCGCATCTACAGAACCGCCATATTGCATAACGTTGTTAACTTTATTGAAATTGTCCTGTAGTGCATCCAAGTTAGTCAATAGTGGGGCAATTGCCCCAATTGATTCTTTCCCAAATAAATCAGCCAGTACACTGGCTTGTTGGTCCTTCGGTAACGCTTGCAATGCGCGAAAAACTTCCATGATGGCGCCTTTAGCATCGGTTTGCATCCGCTTGGCCATATCTGCCGCATCAAATCCCAGCTGCTGGAAGGCAGCGGCCTGGCTTTTCGTAGCGCCTTCACCTGCCGTCATACCCAAAATTAGATTCTTGATGCCGGTTGCGGCTACATCTGACTGTACCCCTGTGGCAACCATGGATGCCCCCAGAGCGGCAATTTCACCGGATGCCACCCCGCCAATTTCCCCAAGTGGCCCGATGCGGGTCACAACGTCTGCAATCAACGGTGCTGAAGCTGCTGTCGTATTTCCCAGGTAATTGATTTTATCCGCTAAGGCCACGACACCGTTTTGGTTCAAGTTAAATGCGCTTCTCCATTTGGCCATCATGTCCCCGGCCTGGTCAGCTGTAATATCAAAAGCTACGCCCATCTTTACGGCATCTTGGGCGAATTGCATCAAATCCTGACGCGCTATCCCAGCCTGCCCGCCAGCGGCCACGATTTTGGCAATCCCCGAAGCAGCCATCGGCATTTTAGTAGACAAGTCTAAGATATCCTGTCCCATTTCTTTAAATTGCTGTGGAGTGTCAAAATCGACAACCTTTCTAACTTCTGCCATTTCACTTTCAAAATCCATGGCCGCTTTCGTTGCCCCCACTAACGGTGCTGCCAGGACAACCGTTTTCATAGCAGTCCCTGTTAAGTTACTTTTCGCACTGTCAAAGGCCGCCTGTGCTTTTTGCTTTTGGGCCTGGGCATCTAAGATGTCGGACCGTCGCTGTGTCAAATCGTTGATACGGGCCTGGAGAGCGGCAATCTGCCGATACGATGCTACACTGACCTGACCTGTGGCCCGCTGTTCTGCCGATGCCGCCCGCTGCGCACTCCGCATGGCGTCATTGGCCGCCTTGATCTGCGTCTTCAACTCTTTGGACTCGGCGATAGCCCGCTGCATAGATGACGCGACAGACCCGTCCAGCCGTCCTTTGATAGCAATGGCTAATTCCATGACACGGCTCATTTCACCGCCCTCCCTTCTTGGCCTTCTTCATTTCTTTTTCTTCCCGTTCGACTTCTTCGTTCATGACTTGAATCCACTCATAAAAATCACCGATTGGTTGTTCCAGGAACCATCCAATCGGCGTTTTCGTGTACTTCGCCAGCCTCATGGCCGATAGTCTTATATTTTCTACGGCTCCTTGGGAAGCAAAAAATTCTGCGCTTTCAAGCAGGCTGCCATAAAGTCCTGACCACTCAGGTTGAGGATATCATCATACTTCATTTTGGCTGCCGCCGCGGCCACGATGGCCTGGTATTCCATCGATAAGGCCGGTACGGTCATGAGTTTGTCTTTCTTTTTAGCCTGGTTCATGCAGGCCAGCAGGGCATAGCCATTCAACTTCGTAAAATCAAAATAAATTTCCGTCTGTCCATTCGGTAGTGGTTTTGTCAGATGCAGGATGTTTTCCTGGTCTACGATTTCAGCGTTGACGAGTTCGTTTTCTTTTTCTTTCATGGGAATCCTCCTAGTTCATACCAATATTGGCGCGAACCTGCTGTAACAGGTCAATGCCGTTCACGATGGCTTTGTAGCCGTATTTGTCGATTTCGCAAAGCGTAGCGCCGCCCATTTCAATTTTGAAGTACGTACATTCGATGACGGTTTCACTGTCCGTCTTGGACCCGGCTTTGAATTTGCCAGGGTTGTGGCTCTTGACACGGCCGCGGACGGCGACGCGGTACTGCTCGTGTTCATAATCATTGGCGCCGCTGTCCCAGTTCTGGATGTCCGAGTAGAGTTCCAGTGCCAATGTGCTGCCGCCGACCAGGCGGGAACTCGTTTTCGTCGGCACCTGCCAGGTCATCTTTAATTCCAAGGAATCAAAATGGCCGGCGATGGGCGCTTCGATTTTACCAGCGACGCCGATGCCTTCAATATCTTCTGTCAGTGATTTCAAATCCGGCAATTCGACTTCGTTGACGCCGATTAAATCGTCGGCGCCGTCGATATAAGCCCGCATATCATTGATGACTTCCGGGATTTTATTTACTGCCATGGGTTTCCCTCCTTACGAGAATAATACTTCAAAATTCGATACGTCATACTCAAAGGTATCTTCAATGTCCTGTGCCGGGACAGGCGGCGTCAGCTTCGTGTGGATTCGGAAGATACCGGCCAGTAAATCAGTCGTCGGGTTTTCATCAGCCAGGAACTGGACACTGGCCCCTAAGAGGTATCCTCGTGACGTCAGCCCATTCAACCGCACCTGTTCACTGTCTACCAGCGTTTTTACCAGTCTCGGAGTGATCGGCTGGTCTGTCTTCTGCCAGTTCGTTAAAATGAAGGTGACATACTGCCAGTTGAACATGCGCCGGACACAGATGAACATATCTTTGACATCTGTCGTGCCTGGATAAGCACCGGTAAAGTTCCCCCAGGACTTCCAACCGCCGGAGAAATTCAAGCCCGTAACAACGCCCTGTTCATTCAGCAAATTGGCCTGCGTCAGATTGAGATTCACTTCACTACCATCTTTCAGGCACAGCCCTGTCGCCTGTAATGTCTGGTTGGACGGCGACTGATACGGGACGTCATCGTTATTGCCGTCGGTAACGCCGATGATTCCCATGATATGGGTCGATAAGTGGAAAACCATATCGCCATTTTTAGCGCACGGCCAGCAGACAATCTGGTTATTCCCCGTGTAGTTGTTGCCGTTTTTCCACATATTGACGTCGGCATATTTTTTAACCTGTTCCGTATTGATGTCTACCAGTGCCATGCAAGGGAACAAACCGTCGATTTTAGCCGCTTTGGCTTTCATGACAGCGGCAATGGCCGGCTTTTCAGACCATCCTGGTGCTGCCAGCAAGCCCGGAACTTTGCCAATCTGGAAATAAATATCGTCGATGAGTTCCAGCCCTTTGTTTTTGCCATCCGTGGACATGCCGCCGATGATATCGTCATCTTTGACAGCCGTCGGATCTAATTTGTCATAAGCAACATAGATGCTCGATACGGAGGCCAAGGCACCATCATCCAAGAGTGTAATGATGAGCTGACCATCATCGTCATATGCCGCCGTATAGTCCGTATCCAAGGTGGCTGCGGACCCGTCTGCACTGCCCTTGACGGTCAGCGTATGCAATAATACCGGGTCTGTAAGGATGACCTGTTTCTTCGTAACTGTCTTGGCCGTGTCCGAAACGGACACTTTATGTTTGGTCGGGTCCAATACATTGACAAATACAATTGGTTTTACATTGTACAGTTTGAATTCGGTATACATCGCTTCGCAGAGCGTGTACTTATCCCAGTCGGGATGATACCCCAAATTCTGCGTCGCTTCCTTCCAGCTGTAGCAGATGACGGGTTTATTGACATAGGCCGTCGGGTCTTCTGTCAGATGGACAGGCGCCGTCCCGAAGACAACCGGCAAGCCGGAATCAGTGGCGACAGTCGCCACAATCGAGGTCGGGACTTCGCTTGCTTTTACGCCGTGGAAAAATGCCATTTTATTTACCTCCGTGTAATGCCATGGCCCGTTTATACATGATATTTCTCAACGAGCCTGTAGATTTAACTTCTTTTTGTGCCGCATCCAATTCGCCCGCTGTGACGAACAGATGCTTATATACCGGGTCGTCCTTATATTTTGCAGGAATCCCGTCTGCGAAAATCTGATTCGTGTGGATTTCCGTGTCTTTATAGGCTGGGCCGATGTAGATGACCGGCCCGCTGTTTTCATTCATCGTATCTGCCTCCTAAAACCTCCCAATGAGTTTGACGTGGCTGCGGAATGAATACGTCGAACTCAATGACACCTACCCATTGCGGGAACGGCTGGTCATCGGGAATCGTCGTCTTGATATTCCCGTCATCTATATCAATGAACCATTTCTTGGCAATGGGATTGTTGGCCAGTAGGTGATAGCGGATGAATTCGAGGAAATGGAACAACATATGAGCTCCATAGGTCATATCTTCATCGTAAATGGACGCGTAGATGACGATAGACGTAACGGACTTATCCCGGTCGTCTGTCGTAGCTTCTGGCCGTACCACGACGGCCGGACAAAGTTTCTTTTGGTCTGCCCGGTTATTCGCCCTGGGCAGGAAACCGGCATATACATTTACGTCCGTATCGACACTCGAAAAGATATTTTCTGGCCGGCCTTCACAATATTCCTGGTAAGCCGTGAATTTTTCTTTCAAGAATTCCGCGATACCTTCCGCACATTCCAATGGGGTCATCGCATCACTTCCCTAATCTGTATTCGATTTCATGTTCCAATCGTTCTTCAAAGACGTCACTGCCACGATCCATCATGACGCTCAGGACATCGGGATTGCCGAATAACTGCGGCACCGCCGGCCCATAGATACCTTTCAGCGGGTATCTTTCCTTGCCCTTACGGGCGACGAATGCCCCGCCCAGGCTAAAGCCGCGGGGGACATGCGTCATTTTCCCTCGTTTTACAGATACGAAGACGCCGTCCCGCCGCTTCTTGGCCTGGTATTTATGGATTGCCTCGGGCGCCCCTTTGACAAGGATAGTAGCGCCGTCTTCATCGGCACGTATCTGTGCCTTGGCTTTCAAATCCCCGGCCTTCATGGTATAAATGCTTCGGATTTCCTTCGTTCCGGCCTGTCGTGCCGCTGTGGCTGCCCGCTTCCCGGCAGCTACAGCCGCCCTGGCGATTTCTTTGTCGCTCAGAGAGGACAAGGCGTCCATAAGCTTTTCGTCACCTTGAATGTCGATTTCTACGCTCATAGGCCCTCCTAGTGATTCTTGTGCAGGGTCATCGTCAAGATTCCCATGTCGTCGATGACGTTATCTACCAGGCAGTAATCGCCATCGACAGTAAAACTTTCTCCTTCCGCCGGGACTTCTCCGTAATCATCTTTAGCGATATGAATGATGATGACCTGGCCATGGGTTCCCTCGAAACCGGAATAGATTTCCTGTGTCTGGAACATAGCGTCTTCTCTGGGACTCTGCACGATGCATGTATACTTCTTGCCATTCAGCTCATGTATTTCGGCAAACTCATCAGCATTGAGAAAAGCCGGAATGTCCGAAGCTACCATTTCTTTGAACGTGCTCATTTTTGGACGGCTGCGGCGGCATCAGCCTGGGGCAGTTCCATCCCCGGTTCGTCTGCCGGCGGTTCTTCCGTCTCTGGCTCATTAGCCGGGGCCACTTTGTTCCCAACCAAGGCAACAACTTGTTCATCGGCCCGTTCCATGAGTTTTTCCGCTTCATCGTCTGGCAACTCGAACGAGTCGCCAGTCCGGTACAAGTGCTTGCCCATGGAAACGCAGCCGTATGTAACGACTAACTTCATGGTCATCCCTCCTATTTCGCTTTGATGACAGCCCAATCGTCGACAAACTGCGGAGCCAGGACGCAACGGCAGTACATGTAGAAGCTCAATACCTGCGTATCCTTGTTGCCGTTATAGTACGGCACATACGGTGCGACGAAGGTTTCGTAGGCCGTGCCGGCATCATTGAGCAGGGTACAGGCACCGTGGAGCTGACTGCCGCGGCCCGGAATGGCGATGATGGCCGTATCGGGGTCGATGAAATACTGCGATTTCCCGGCATCGTCGGTGTACGTTTCTGCATAGGTATAGACGTCGAGGTTCAGCGATTTGATGCGCCCGACGTGAGTAATCTGCGGGCTGATGATCTGCGGCTGGAAGCCCATGAGGGACAGATTGTCCGCCGTCGGAACCATCATCCATTTCATGATCTGGTCATTGCTCAGCAAATAATCTGCGATATTTTTCCCACAAATCATCATGGTCGGGACGATACCGGCGTCTTCCTGGATGAGTTCCGAAGCGTTCTTGATGTCGCTGTAAATCGTCGCGCCGGCTTTATCCCAGGTTGTCGTCGGCGTGACTTTATGGTCAAAGTCAAACGCAATGGTGTCAATCAACACCGTCTTGCCGTCATCGGCATAACCTTCGATGTCGCATTTACCAGTCTGCAAGATATCCGCCGCCATCTTCGCTTTGCGGTTGATGATTGCGTTCTGCAAATCCACCATATCTTCAGCCTGCTTGATGGCTGCGCGCTGGGCCGGTGTCGTCGTGCTGTAGATGTTTTCGCCGAAGCCGCGTTCCGATAATTCTTCCGGATCTACTACCTTACTCGGCCCCATCATCGGCGGCTGGTAGATAGCGATTTTAGAGCCCGTGTCTTTCAGGCTCGCTCCTTTTGCGCCACGAACGACAAAGGGGGCCAGCTGACGGCCACGCTTGCGGTATTCTACGGCAATCTTGGTCGTAACGGCTGTCGCCGGTACAAGCGGGAAAAAGGTATCAAGCAAAAAAGATGCCGGCGGCGTAATCCGTTCCATTGCCTGCATCAAAGATACAGTATCTCTCAATTCAATAGCCATGTTCAGTTCCTCCTAGTGTACAGATGTCAAGAAAATACCGGCATTTCGCAATTCTTCTTCATGGGCGTCAACCGTATCTTCGCTGGCGGCAATGAGGTATTCGCGATGGAATCGGCCGGAAACATAGACCGTCGCAACGGTAGCTTTATCATCCACGTCGCAACTCAAAATAGCATTGGCAACAGCGGCTTTAGCCGTAGCCACAGCGGCTGTCCCGGTAACGGTCATCAGCGTGCCGCGTTTCATGGCTGTCCCAGCCGTTAAGGTGACGTTCTTGAGCAAAATCGGAATTTCCGGCCCGCCGATAAGCTGGTCGTGTTTAATGTCGATGACTTCTCTGATTGCCATTATTTTGCACCTCTCAATCTATTCGCTGCATTGACTACATCTTCAATGTCCTGAGCTTTCTTTACGGCTGCCTGGTCCTGCGGCATCCCTGTTTTCGGCACAGGCGTTACCTGTTCAGATCCGGACTGCATCTGTTCCATAATCATGGTGCGCACGCTTGCCAATGCCTGGTCACTCGGCGACTGTACGCCGGCGACGGCTTCGATATAGGGAGCTACGTCATTCGCTGTCCGCCCGTCGCTGATAGCCCGGTCAATCATGGCATCGGTGTATACGTTCCCGTTTTTCAATGCCTTCAATTCAGCAATTCGCTTCGATTCATCCGCATCCTTGTTCGCGTTCTGCGGGTTCAAACCCAATAAGGCTGCCAGTTTGCTGGCTAAGGTTTTATCATCCATGTTTTTTTCTCCTCTGTTGATAATCTTTTCAAGCTGTGCCCGGTTCTTCATGTGACACGGGCAGGAAATATTATTGACAATCAGCATATTGTCATTCAGGCTGGCCGTGACCTGATAGTCTTCGTCGATGGCGTCGATGAAACCGTTTTCCAGGGCCTGGTCGGCCGTCATCCACGTTTCATCGTCCATCATCTGTGCCAATTCATCCGTTGTCTTATGGCATCGTTCCGCATAGACGTTCAAAATCGTTTCTTTCGTCGAGGCCAGCGCTTTCTGTAATTTGGCCAGGCCCTGTTCATCATAGCCGCCGATGAGAAAGGATGCCGGGTTGTGAATCATGTACAGTGCATTCCGCGGCATTTCGACGCTGTCGCCAGCACAAGCGATGATAGTGGCTGCACTGGCACACATCCCGTCGATATGTATGGTCTTCTTGCCGCTATAGCCTTTGAGCATCGTATAAATGGCCTGGGCCGCGAATACGTCGCCACCGGGACTGTTGATACGTACTGTCAGATTCTTGCCACCACATTCTTTCAAATCGTCGTTGAACTGGCGCGGCGTAACGTCATCGTCGTACCATGACTGCGAAGCGATGGCGCCATACAGCAGCAGTTCTGCATTGTCATCGCCCGCTTCATTGACGAAACGCCAAAATCTTTTACTCTTCATGGGTTGTCTCTCCTTTGTCGGCCAGCACTTCCGGGCTTCCGATAGTCAGGCCGTATTTTTCAATCATCTTCTGTTCGTATGCCAGCTGTTCCAGGTTTTCTTCCAGATCCGTGCCTGTCAGTTCGGCCGCTTCTCGTTCTCTCGTGCTCAAGCCGTATGTCGTCCGCAAGGCACTGCCATTGACGTCTTTTACCGGGTCAAGTATCGTCATGGTCGGTCCGTACCAATCGGCGTTGCACCAACATTTCCGAATCAATGGATCCGTGAAGAATCCCGGTGCTTTGACGCGGCTGATGGCAATAGCTTCGGCCAGCCACATTTCATAGACAGGCTGGCAGAAATCGCGGGCGAACCAAATGCGCCGGCGCTTATATTCTTCCCACGCCTGCAACATGGCGGCACGGGAGGCCGAATAGGATGACGTGAAATGCTTCATCAGGACTTCGTAAGGCTGGCCGATGGCGCTGCCGACCATTTCCAACAGCTTCGTCGTGAAGGCGTCGAACGTTGACATGCTGCGCGACGCATCGACGCTTTTGACATCGACACCACGGGGCAGGGCATTGATGGTTCCAGGCCCTAATGCGTATTCGTCCGGGTCGATGACGGGGCCGCCCTGGGGGTCAATGGTCTTGCCGATGAAGTCATTTAATGTGCCTCCAGATGTCTGGGACTCTGTGAAAAATAGCGAGAAAAAGGACTTGACAATGGCAGCTGTCAGCTCGGCCGTCGTATAACGGCTGACTTGTTTCAGCGTCTCAATGACAGGGGATAAATACGGCGCTCCCCGATATTGTTCCGGCCGCTGGTCATTGCTGGTCTGTATGATGTTTGGCATGCCGCAAATGTCGCCCCATGCTTTGACGCGGGTCCAGGTAGCAATCGTCCCTATATCTACCGGGTCGCCAGGTACTTTATTCGATACCCAATAGGCGGCGACGGCTCCATCCGGGTCGATTTCTACGCCGGATATGATTTTGTTCCCCGGTGTGGGCGCCGTCATTTCGACGGCATACGGCCCGGTAATGCCATAGTAGTCCCGACCATAGGGATTACTTACCCGGTTGCCTTCCAGGAGTTGCAGGCGCAAGCTGTACGGCATATCCGCTGTCGGCGGTCGGCGCTTGAACAGGCAAAAGGCATCGCCATCCACGAGATAGCCCGTGTAGTTGATGTCCTGCATGTCGTAAAAATTATTGCGCCTCGTCAGATCGCACTGTGTCGAGCTGGCCCACAGGTCGAATTCCTGGGCTACATGGCGTGACCATTCCCGGGACTCATCGGCCGTCATCCCTAACAGCTTGTACTTGGGGCGCGGAAACAGATGCAACCCCGCCCCGATGGTGTGCAGTGAACTGGTCATGATCGCCGCTGCCCCGATGGGCGTATTGATGGACTGGTCGGCGCTGCGGTTGCGCAACGTATACAGATTGGCGTTTACGTCTGATTTTGCGGAATATTTTCGCGGATTGTAGGCTTTTAGAATATTGCTTTCGTGCGAAGCCCCGCCGTTTGAATAACCGCTGTTCTGGATTGTCGGCGTCCGCGCCTTTTGTCGTGACCGTTTATTTCGTTTTGCCATGGTCGGCCCTCCTTAATCGAAAAATACAATGCGCTTCCCGCGCCCTTTCCCTGGCGTTTCGCTGTCATCCAGCGTCGCCCCGCTGGCAACCAGGTTGTCGATGGCGACGCGGATGCTGGACAAGTCCGCCCTTGTCATGGTTCGGTTCCCGATGGTATACGACTGTCCCATCAAAACGGCCTTCTCGGCTTCTACATACCGGGCCAGTCGTTCATTTTGCAGTTTACTCATGGTGCCTCCTACCAAATGTTCGTCTGTTTGCTGACCCGTCTTTTCCTTGCGGGCTTAGGTGGTTCTTTTCTGACAGCCGCTTCCTGCGCCGGCTGTTTCATGATAGTTTGCAGTTCATCCCATTGCGGATTGACCGACAACATGCATCCCAGGTTGTAGACACGAAGATCCAGAGGTTCGTTTCGGACACCTGTTGTCGTCTGCCATACCTCACGGATAACTCCATTTTTCTTGACTTTCGTCTTATGTTCAGATATAAGTCCCTTGAAATAGAGTTCGTCGTATCCCCGGTTATCCAGGCCGTCGCTGTTTTCATTCAACGGGAAATGCATGTATTGAGGCCCTGGGGCTTTGATGGCCAGGCGGTTCATGACCTGCTGCTTGCCGTCGTCGACGCCGAGGATGACCAGCGGTATCGGCGTCCCCGAAGCCTTCCCGATTTTGTAGTTCAGTGGAATGCCCGGCATGTTGCTGTAACCTTTGATAGCGAAACGCTGTTTGGTAAAATTTGCTTCGCAATAGCGATATACATGACCGGTATAATGGCCGCCAGAGTCGATGAAGGTACGGACGATTTTCAGCCCAGTTCCGTTTTTGAAGCGGTACACGTGTTCAAGGATGGTATCCAATTCTTCCCAGGTTGATTTCTGGTCTGGACAGCCTAAAATAACGCCCTTGCGGATACCCCACGACTCTTCACCGGCACCCCAGCCGCATACTTCATATTCCAGTCGGTTGTCCTGCGTGTCGACGGCTGCTGTCAATAACAGCACGCCATCTGGCAACTCTGCTCCATACGATTCGCGGCGCCTGACGAAGATTGTTTCATCATCGAATGCCCCTGGCTGTCGATAGCTTTCGCCGAACCGCGTGTTTACAACAACCTGTTCACGTGTCGGGTCCCCTTTAGCTTCCAGCCATTCCCGCATAATTTCATTCCAGCTGGTCCAGGGAGAGGTGAAGGCATTGATGAAAAAGGAACGGATACCATTCGACCTGGCCTTTGGATTCTGTGATCGATAGCCTTGAACAGCGTTCTTCATTTGCCGTTCCGTGAATTCATAACCACATGCCGGGCATCTCCATTTCACGTGATGTACGATAGCATGACGTTCGCCCCGGTCATCTTTGTAGGTCTCTGCATCGGTTTCCATGTCGAGATACCGGAGCAGATGCCATTCCCCGCAATTAGGGCATTGATGCTGCCATTCTTCCTGCGTTCCGGCGATGTATTCCGCATCAATCCGGCTGTTCCCTTCTGTTGTCGGCGTCGAAAACAGCCCCATGACCCGATTCCAGAATGTCGTCATTCGTTTGGCTGCCAGGTCTACCGGGTCGCCTTCGGTGCCAGCCGAATCGGGAAATCGGTCCACCTCGTCGGCCAGCAGAATCCGTATTGGACGGCTGGCCAGTCCGGCCGGGCTGTTAGCTCCACACATGACCAGTCGGCCGCCTGGGAAGAATTTCGACAGAATCGTGTTGTTTCCATCCCTGGTTTTAGCCGTCTTATCCCCGGCCCGCTTCACGTCGTAGAACAACGAACTCAATACGGGCGTGTCACGGATCATGGGAGCGATACGTGATTTGGAATAATCCTGGGCCATGTCTACTGTCGGCTGTATCATCATGATGGAAGCCGGGTCCAGGTGGGCAAAGCGGCCGATGACGTTGTTCATGATGTCTGATTTGCCAATCTGTGCCGCCGACTTGACGACGACGCGATGTACGCCGGGTTCTGTGAAGGCATCCATGATGGCCCGTTGATACTCGGCCCGTTCCGTCCGCCATTTTCCCGGCTCTGACGAAACACCGGCCGACAAATAGCGATACGTATCCGCCCATTCGCTGACAGACGTCTTCGGCAGCGGTTTCAATCCGTGTCGGGAAATATATTGCCACAATTCTTTCGCTGATTTCATGGCTCGTCCTCCTCTTCTACTTCTTCATCGGTGAAGAGATCCGGGCTATATTCACTCAGCTCAGATAGCTTTTCTTCCAATTCTTTCGTCAATCTGGCGTAAATTTCTTCTTTGGTTTTCCCTTCCAGCTGTGGCGCCAGTTTTGTCGGTAGTCCTAACAGCTGCGTCCTCAAGTTAGACAACATTTCCGTCATGACTAATTCTACCGTTTTGGCACTGTATACACGGTGTTCCATTTTAGCCAGGCGCAATTCAGCGATTTCCCGCTTCGTTTTTTCATGCCGGGCCTTTTCGGTCATGTAGTCTATGTCTTCATCGCCGCCGCTTCCTTTGGTGGCGTCTTTGTAATTGAGGATGGATTGTACCAAAAAGACGCCGCCACTCTTGTCTTTTTCATCGCGAATGACGACGCCTTCCTGGATTAACTGAGAGATTCTAGGAGGGGTTAAGCCGATTGCGTCGGCCAGCGAACGCTGAGTAACCGTGATTTCACGGGCTTTCCCGCGTACTTTCATGACGCCCTCCCTCCTCTCTGACTTAACATTTTGATTGGTTTCTGCGGACGCATGAGCTATATAAATAAATCATACTCCGCTTCACATAAAACCATTTGAAAATATAAATTAAGGGCTGAATTTTACTAAAATCTAGTTTTCTTTCGGGCGCCGCGGTCGCGCAAGGCTTTTGTTAACTCAGAAGAACCTAGTCAAAAGCGTAAAATATCAAGGAAACAAATTAAAAAGAACCTAGTCAAAAAAAATCCAGAAATAAAAATTTCCGGACTTATCGAATCAAAAATCTTATTTTCCTCAAGTTGACCAGAAACCTTCGCAAAACCTTTCTGTTTTGTATCCAGCGCCTCCGATGCACACAGCATACCGTCAAGGTACATCCTGTGCATCGACCCATGGCGCATGGCCGCTGTCCGGGTAGTACAACACCCCGTCTATGTGGACGGGGTGTTGCTCCTTGCGTGTCTATCTATTCTTGAGGGGTGAAAACAATCATGTGCTCTACGCCATTCCCATTGCTTCACATATACACTATACCACAGGTCCAACCTGAACTACCATGAACTAGCATGAACTAATTTTATTTTTTTTGAAGATTTTGTCGAATTCTTCCAGCGCCTGGGCACGCAGTCCGTTTTCCTTTCGTCGAAGCCAGCTGTCTGAGCAGATTCCTTCGCAGGCTTTTTCCCAGGTTTCGTGCCACAAATAATGCCGCTTCATTATCGCCTGCATCCGCTCATCGTCCATACATTCGACGAGCTTCTTGAATTCCCACGGGCGGTTTACGGTCTGAAGGTATTCACGTAACATTTTGTCGCGTTTATCCAGAAATCCGATAATCCGGTCTTCCATTGCATTCCGTCCGTTCCCGCCACTGACTCGTGGCTTTTCATAATCAATAGCATTCAATGCCAACAAGTCGTGTTGGATCTGGCTGATTTCTTTCAGCAGCATGTTGGCTTTTTCTTCCGACTCATAGACCAGTTTGAGGTACTCTGTGCTTGTCACGCTACTCCTCCCTTCAATTTCGGTGCCGATGTTTCCGCTTCAATGTCCAGCGTCATCTGCGCCCGTTTTCCCTGGATGAATAATTCCGCTTCCTTCATGGCGCTTCGCACGGCATTGTCCAGCTCCATCCAAGCTCTAGCATAAATCTTTTCCGTCTTGAATGTAGCGACTAATCCGTCATCACCGTGCATCGCTCCAGTTAATACGTAATTATCGACGCTGTTGTCCCGATTGTATTTAATTACGATGTCTTCAATCTCCCCGTCGCATACCGCGGCAAAGCAGGTATCCACATTGGCCATGACGTGAAAAATATTTTCCATGGCCTTGTATAATTCTGGCCGGGCCAATTCTTTGCTTTTCAGCGTATATTCCCGCGGCGCTTCTTTTTCGTTTTCGATGTATCCGATTCGGACAACATTACTGCTCACGTGAATCTTGTTGATGATCATAACTTCACCTTGCTTTCGATGAACGTAATGTGTACTTTGAATCCGCAGATAGTCGCAATCTCTTCCAGTGCTCGCTTCAACAGCATCCGGCGTATACGATACCTGCGGTTCTTCCGCTTCTCCTGCCGCTTCTTCTCAACCCGGCTGATTGCTTTTTCCGCTGTCGGGTCTTGGTAGTGTTCACTGTTCATTCGCCTCGCCTACTTTCCGAAAATCTTTTCCGACACTTCGTTCATGTCAATATCTTCCTCTACGTGCTTCTTCGGTCGTCCTGCGTGCTTCTTGGGCTTCACTGTCGTTTCCAGATTGTCCACGATGCCGCCGCCCGTCAAAATGTCCAGAACTTTTTTCCCGGATTCGTCGTCCCCGGTAATGCTGATATGCACTTCCATCGTCTCACCTCCTATTCCTTGCGCGCGCCTGCATCCCCGTAAAGGGCTCGTAAGTAGGCAACGCACTTCGTTCGTATTTCTGCCGCCCTGGCCCCGTGATGGCGTTCGTAATGGCATCGCTCACAAAGCGTGACGGTTTTGTTGATTTCGTCTGATTTATAAATCCCGCACGGCTCATGGTGCATCTTTTCCCCGTCGTCGATGTATCTCCCGCAGATGATGCACTTATACCCGTCTCTTTCGTGTACGCTGTCGTTGAGCCGTTTTAGTTTGACTCCCCGGAGGCGTACCCTTTTCGTCTTTGCAATATACGTCGCTATCCCTCCTCGTCATTTTTACCGTGATATGCCAGCCCGTCAATTCATTGAACGTACTGCTGGCTTCGATGAATTCATAGCCAGGATATAATTTCTCCCATACGTCCCGGCAGTCGGTCTGCCCGGCCAGTTCTTCCAGCTTGCGATGCGTAAAAGCCCAGTCCGTTTTCGTGACCTTCGGGTTTTCCAGATTTCGAGAACAAATATATGTGTTCTCGAATTTCTCTTTGTCGCGGGCTTCTTTCATGATGTATTGGCAGAGCCGCTGCATCAATTCTGCATCGTCTATCCGCAACCGGCTGGCATTGCTCAGGCCATTGCCCCAAACGTCTTCCAGCTCATTACGGCCCAGGCCCCCGCTGATGATCAGGTGAAAATGAATATTCGTTCCCTTTCGTTCGATGGCTCCCATATACTTTGCCGAGGGAAGCCCCGCTTTTTTACGCCGACGGTTCACGCGCTTGATGAAATTATGGAAGTCTTTCTTGGCATCCTTCACGTTGTCCCGTTTGTGCAGCGTATCATAGGTCAATGTCAAATAAACATCGTCTCCCGTAAAATTCGTTTTTACTTTCTGGCAGAATGTTCGCAATACCTTCTTTTTATTTCGGCGCACTTGATCCGGCGAGGACAGGTTGACTTTCTTTTCTCTCATCTTCTTTCCACGTTTCCCCATATCAGGAACTTCAAACAAATCTGTTTCAAAATATCGCTTCCCGCAGAAATATTTCACATTACGAACAAACCCCATGGTCTCACTTCCTTTCCCGGTGGCACTAAATATAACGCCTACTACAAGCCCCAATGGGCCACA